GGAGACTATTGCAAGACCGGAGGCGTACAAGTTGATATCACAGGAACGGAGAATGCCGCTTGGGCCATCAAAGGCAAAGTTGCTGAACGTAGCAATGGTCAATGCATCATTGGTCTGACACCCGGTAAGTACACTATTGAGTTTACTGCCGTAGACGGTAAGACTAAACCTGCCGATCAGGAAGTGACTGTAGTGGAAGGCGAGGTAACAACCGCAACTGGTGCTTATACCTAAACTGAGATAAAAAAATGAGCGGCCATTTTTGGTCGCTCTATCCTATTCACTCTTAACAATTACACTAATGAAAAAATATACTTACCTAATTCTCTGTTTGTTATTTGTGGCTTTGGTTATTGCAATCCCGGAGCTGCACCCTCAGACATGTCATCTTGATGGAAATACATTGACCATGTTGGCAGCTGGTCCGGCCTTCGCACCGCTGAAATGGAATGTCGGTCAAAATAATATGGGTGGATATAAAGGACGGTTACTGTTCGTCCCATTTGATGCACCCAATACAGTACCCACTGTTCCGGCTCCCGGCAAAGCAGCAGACAACGAGGCGTTAGTGACGGCAGCCGGTACATTTGCTTTTCCTGCAGAAGGGACGTATAAGCAACCTATTTATCTATATAGTACAGATGCAACAGTCGAATATAAAGCGGAGCAGCAGGGAGAAGCTGACGGGATCAGCTATAAACAGACGCTAAGTTTCTTCTTCCCTGGTAATACCCCTGAAATGCATGCGTTCAATGCATTGGTAAAAAACACAGCAGGCTATTACATCTTTGAGGATTCGGACGGTAAACAAATGATCATGGGACAACCGGGATTATACGCTTCTACCGCTCCTTCCTTCAATGGAGGTAAAGCAAGAGGTGACCGTCGCGGTACCACCTATACGGCTACCGCCGACTCCAATTACTCTGCGATCTTCCTTGAAACTCCCATAGATATGGAAGTGACAGGCGGATTTAAACCAGCTCCCGCGCCAGAATCATGATCAGACAAGAACAACTCAGCCAATGGTTAGGAGACCGTCAGCGCAAATATGCTGACGGCCTGGTTCTTTTCAATGCTCTCGCAAAGGAAGCTATGAAAAAGAAATTTGCTGCTTACCTGGCAGCAGCTCCGGAAGATCCCCACATCTTTGATCCGCATTTCACCCAACTCGTTAATTGCTTGTCCAAACTCGACAAGGAGATTAAATTCTCCCCTTCCTTATATCCTGCCGCAATGGAAGAAATTGTTGTAGTAAAGACCATGAGCGAGAATGATCGAAAAAAAACGATCGAATCCAAGCAAGCGAATATCGCCTCCTTGGAGGAGTTGGTCAATAACCTTCGATCACGAATTGATAGTTTGGAGGACGACAGTGAAAGTCACGCTGATGAACTTGTTTCCCTTCAGGAACAGTTTGACGAGAAGATGTCAGAGCTATCTGCCTTACAGAACGAAGTGAACGCTCTGAACACACCAGGCGTCAAAATCATCACAGAAGAATCACTCAGCCCGTCTATTCGCAAGGCTTATGCCCGTATCAAGGAAATCGCACCTCTATATGCAAGCCTGCATAACGATGTAGCTAATTCGGAGATCCCGGCAGAAGAACGGCAGCCTATAGCCGAAGAGCTCTGCAAGCTCGATGACGAACGCCGCCGGCTTTGGAAACAAATCGATGCCTGGGCAGAAGGAAAAGGTGAACTGAGTCTTAAAGAGAAACGACCGGTATACAGTGAGAATGGTGTAGTACGCGGTATTGAAATCGCCCGTCAGATTAAACGTCTGAAACAAAACATTACTAACAGCCAATCTGCTGCTAACCGCGCCGAATCTCAAGGTAAAAAGACTGTTATGCAAAATGCTTTAGATCGTGTTGCCGGCTACCAAGAAGAACTGGCAGCACTGGAAAAGGAAATTGCGACGCAACAGAGCGCAAGTAAGGAATAACATCAGAGGCATTGCCCCTGGATCTATGAACAGTTCATGCACAAGCGAGGGCGATACATCTAGTGTTGTCCTCGCTTTCGTTTGAATACAACAAACCACTATAGTTATGCCTAAGAAAGATTCCACATATGACCGGATAGAACGTGCCTTGTTCAAAGACAGAGAGGAAGCATCAAGCATCCTGTCCCAACGTGAAATGGAAATAAAAAAACGAATGATGCTATGTGTCAGCAAAAAAATGGAAGATCCTCTGATCCAAGACACCGAACTTGTCAACTTCCTGATGAATGGATGCGGAGGTAACACAGATGCCGTATCACAGTCACAGGCATACCGGGACATCGGCATGATCAACAGATTAGTTGGCAACATTCAACTGGCCGCAAAAGCCTGGTATCGGTATATGATTGTCGAAGGCGGGAAAAAAGCCTTCAATATGGCAATAGACAAAGAAGATGCCAAGGGAGCAGCTGCAGCGTTGGACAAGATAGGCAAATACACTCGCTCGGACAAAGAAGATGAGAAATTCGACTACTCCCAGCTCATACCTCCATCATTTGAGCCTTCAGATGATGTTACCCTTCTGGAAGGTCTGGAACCTATTGAAGACCTTGAAGGAACCAGATCAGAAATGCGAAGCAGATTCAAAGGTATGTTGAGTAAAAAAGCGGTGGACATTCGTCCCATCGAAGAGGAGGAAGAAGAATGAGTACCCACCTCTCTCCTATCTTATCTGCCCGTGAACGCCGCAGAAAGCAATATGAAGTCGTTGACAAATTCTTCAATAAGATGCAGCGCCAAGCGATGGCCATCAACGCACATGACGAGTATATAGTCGCATCACGTGGTACCGGGAAGTCCGAAGGTATTGATGCCCGAATTATCCTCCGGAATGTATGGGAAATGCCGGGATCTTTGGGTGGTCTCATCTCTCCGTCATACGCTAAGGCATGGGGAAATACTCTCCCGGCAATCTGCAAGGCTTTGGCTGAATGGGGATACATTCAAGGCATTCACTATGTCGTTGGTCATAAAGCACCGGCAAGCATGGGATTCGCCAAACCTGTCCGTCCTGTCCTGGGTGAAGGCTGGAGCAATGCATTCCACTTTTGGAATGGTACGGTCATGGTGATCCTGTCATTCAACCAGGGAATGTCTGCCAACTCCATGTCGCTGGATTGGGTGATAGGCCCTGAAGCTAAGTTTCTCAACTATGAGAAGATTAAAAGTGAGGTGGATCCTGCCAACCGAGGCAACCGGCAATACTTCGGTGAATGCCCGCACCATCACAGCGTAAGCTATTCCACAGATATGCCGACCGCATCAATGGGAAAATGGATCCTGGACAAGATGGATGAAATGTCCCCACCTCACATCAACCTGATCAGAAACTTATATCTCAAACTGCAGGAGTACAAACGCAAGCCACTCACGGATCATGTGATGCGTCAGATCAAAGAATATCAATTTGACCTGGATCTAGCGAGGAAATATCAGCCTCCAATCAAACCGCAGCCGGGGAAAACTAAAGAATATACCGTTTTCTATGGTGAATACGACGTATTCGACAACCTTGAAGTGCTGGGAGAAGATTTCATCTGGCAGATGTATCGTAACTCACCACCGCTAATTTGGCGTACCGCTTTCATGAACGAACGCCTGTTCCGTGTACCAAACGGCTTCTATTCTGCGTTGGATGATAATATTCACTTCTATATCCCGAAAGACAATGGACGCCTCCGGAATCTTGGGTGCAACTGGGGAAAACTGACCTCCTGCGGCTGTTTGGGAGACGGAGATCTTGACTTCGATCAGGAACTGCACCTGGCATTCGACTCAAATGCATCCATCTCCACTGCTGTCGTAGGCCAACTGAATGAACACACGATGCGCATTCTCAAGTCATTTTATGTCAAAACACCAGGGAAGCTACAAGATCTTGTCAAGATGATAGCCGACTACTACCGTCCGAAACTTAATCACGATATAGTAGTCTACTATGATCATACGTTCACCTGGGAATCAGGATCCACTACAGAAACTTATGCCGACATCATTGAACGGGTATTCAAAGAGAATGGATACAACGTGACGATGGTCTATGTCGGTCAAGCCCCGAAACATGAGTGGAAGCATCTGAATATAGACTTGACTCTGAAAGGAGATCCGCAATTTCTGTGGATCCAAATAAACTTGCATCAAAATGAATTTCTGAAGATCGCAATGGAACAGACTGGCATCAAGCAAGGAAAGAATGGATTTGAAAAGGATAAAACGCCTGAAGGGAGCGATGACACTCCTGATAATCCGGATGAATATAAGACGCACATAACTGATGCATTTGACACGCTGTGGTTAGGCATGAACTTCTATTTCACGGCACCTGGATCAAACTCTAGTGGCGTATTCTTCCTGAATAATAAATAAAAAAGGTGTGTTTTATTATTACTTTCTTTTGCTTTTCCC